TTTCGAATAACGATTCTATATACAGAACAATAAAGTTCAGATGATTGTTGATCCCGGTATGGCCGGGCTCGTAGTTATTGTATCTGGTAACGAACTTCACATCAGTCAAGAGTTGTTTGATCATCCAAATATCGTAGTTAACAATTCACTAGAGAATAATCAAACAACTAATCCGAGAAGTCTCTATAATGCCGAGACTTTTTCGACAGTGGCCTACCTTGTATGCCAGAATCATACCTCCTTTCAGATTGTAGGGGAGATTGATGAACCCATTTATGTTAAATATAAGTCCGATTACGAGACTTTTTATAATTCGGTTGTCGTATTTAATGTGTCCAATGACATAGAAGTAGAGATTGTAGAAGAAATTGAAAGTTTTAGTGCGCTAAATGCAGTAACCAATTACGTATTGTATCCATCGTCAAAACTTAAATTAACAACATTCTATCAGAATAATATTTCAGCATTATCGTTCTGTTACAGAAACATAATTGCACAAGACAAGTCTTCCTTTAGTCATGTACTTTTAGGCAAAGGTTCGTCCAACATTATTGATGAAAACAAGATACATGCGCAGAGTGGTTCATCGTCCGAATTGTTAGGTATTGTAAATTCTAGTGGTAAGGACTTCCATTCTATTTTGTATGTGGAGCCAGCGGCAGCAGATTACCGTGTTGCTGTAACCTACAAGGATGTGCTCTCCGGAGATGGCAATGTTACTTTCTTTCCAATAATTCAGGGAAATATAAATCCCGATACCGCAACAATTGAAGTGTCAAATATAACACTTGAGGAAATTCCATCAGATAAGGTGGAAAACGAAATTAAAGTATTCGTCTCTGATATCATTGATCGAACAACTTTAGACAGATTGGTTGGTGTGAAACGGTTTTACGACAATAAAACAAAGTTCCTACACTTTCCATAAATAATAACAACTAGCAGGAGAACTAAAATGTATAAGATTACTGATGTCCTATCTCTTGGAGAAGATTACACAGTTTCTGACTCAGAGGGCAATGTCCTTAGTAAGATACAGGTGATACCACTAACAGAATTAATGTCAGCTTCATTAGGCCCATATACAGAAGAGTTCGGCACAGTCGAATCTTATGTTGAGAAATCAATTGCATCATTTACTGGGTTGGATGACATTGATCCAACCAGAGTTCTTTGGTATGCAACTACAGAGGATGAGGTAGCACTTAGCGATCTTATTGAATATGCTACCAAAAATGGATATGACAGAATTATCCTTGAACACCTTGATGAATTAGAGTAATTCTGCTATAATGGGCATACCCCATTAGCTCAGAAAAATGGACGACCTCTGCACACAAGGCGGCGCCGCCGGCTACATGTCATTCCCAGTTACACTGTAGAGAGCAGACAGCACTTAACTGTAAGGACGGTGGTTAGAAGTGTTCCACCATGGGGTACCATTATATTAATTATGAATCATCACACTATGTCTAAGGGAGATGTCGGATTAACATTTGTTATTGCCGATCTTGTTAAGAATGACTGGATTGTATCTTTACCTATACAGGCATATGCCAGATATGATTTAATTGCTACAAAAGGTAAAACAATTAGAAGAATACAGGTAAAATACAGGGCGCTGGTAAGAGGCGCTATGCATTGTCTGAAGACTACAACAGTCGGTGGAGAAGCATATACAGAAGAAGATGTTGATGCGTTTGCTATAACAAATGGTGAGCACATAGCATATATTACTATTCAAGATACAGCAAATAAGGCAATATCTATCAGAGTTGAACCTAGTAAAAATAACCAGAAATTAGGTTGTAGAAATTTGGAAGATTATAAACTGTTATTATAATGGAAGAAAAGAAGAATATTGTTTGTGCTTGGATCGGCGATGGCGAACATTGCCGCCATCCTGCCATGTTCGGTAAGTCCTATTGCGAAGTACATCACGATAGGATGTATACTACAATGCCAACCGAGATGGCAAATTATATTATAGAAAAAGAGCTCAAAGAAACCGATTGACTGCTGCATAAATTCCCTGTACAATAGTAACAACAAAGGAATCTTATGAGCATTCTGCAAATTTTGGAAAATATTGAGAAGGTGTCTGCCCGCACGGCAAAGATAGCTCTCATTGAACAGAACAAGGGCAACCAATTGTTTCTGGATGTGTTGCAGGCTGCGCTGAATCCTTACACAAACTATCACATCAGAAAGATCCCCGACTATGATCCAAAAGGTGGAAAGACCCTCGACTGGGCATTGGTTGAACTTAAGAGGCTGTCGAATAGACAACTCACTGGCCACGCAGGTATTGAGCATCTGCGCAGTATCCTTGGTAGCATTTCCGCTGATGATGCTGTTGTTGTTAGCCGGATTATTGGTAAAGACCTGCGTTGTGGTGCAGGCGATGGCACAACGAACGTAGCACTGCCCGGGTTCATTCCCAGCTACCCCTGTTTGCTTGCTCGTCCCTACGACGAGAAGAACATCAAGAACATTAAGTACCCTGCCTACAGTCAGTTGAAGGCTGATGGTTTGCGTGCAAATGCAATCGTTGAAGGCCATGTTGTGAATTTGTTCGGCCGCAGTGGAAGAGAAATCGACTTACTTGGGGCACTGGACCAGGCGATGATTTCTTTGGCTGCCGAATTTCCATGGCCAGTCGTTTTTGATGGTGAATTTGTTGTGGCGGATAAGTTCGGCCGCGTCATTGACCGCAAAACAGGCAATGGCATTATCAACAAGGCCATTAAGGGCACAATTTCCGAAGAAGAAGCAAAGATGATCAGGTTCCAGATTTGGGATGCGATTCCTCTTGCCGAATTTAAGGAAGGAAAGTCGGTAGATAGTTACAAACACCGCTTTGAGAGGCTTATTCAGGCAGTTGATGCCAGGCCTCAAGCAGATAAGTCTTATTGGGTTATTCCATACAAGACCGTTGGTAGTCTCGAAGAAGCTGTTGCTCACTTTGAGCAACTCTTGGCCGAAGGACACGAGGGCACCATCCTTAAGAACTACTGTGCCCTCTGGGAAGATTCGCGCAGCAAGCATCTGGTAAAGATGAAGGCGGAAAAAGACGCAGATATGGAAATTATTGGTTTCAATCCCGGCGAGGGCAAGTTCCTTGGTATGGTTGGAAGCATGCAAATGGCATCCAGCGATAGGCTTGTTGAATGTAACATTAGCGGATTCCCGGATGATTTGCGTTTGGAAATTACCAAAAATCAGGCTGGATTGCTAGGCACAATTGCCACAGTCATTTATAATGAACGCATTAAGAGCAAGTCGCGCACTGGTGTTGATTCATTGTTCCTGTGCCGTTTTGCTGAATTCCGTACTGACAAGACTGTTGCAAATAGTTCAAAGGAAATTAAATGAGTTCGCCTGTAAATTTTGAAAAAGATATTAATGAATGGACATTTGATGAGCTCTGTAAATGGGCTTGTTGGGAAGTGGTGCAATCATTGTATCGAGGCGACACATTGAAAACAACAATGTTTGGTATTCTGCAAGTTGCAAGACAGTGGAATCCTCCTAAGGAAATTAAATGAGTAGAGTTGAAGCCATTCTATCCGGTGTCGTTGCTGCAATGATTATTGCAGGCCTTACTTTCTGGGGATACCAGGGACACCAGTGTAAAATAGAAGCAATTAAGGCAGGCGTAAAGGCTGAAGAAATTCGTAAAGCCTGCATGTAACCGGTAGCTCCTGTGCTACCACAGGAGTATATCATGTTTACAAAATATCCGCGTACCCCACACCTCCCCTGGAGTCCCGGCACCACCGATGACGATAAGGTTCTGCACGACCTTTCGCACTTCGGTGGTAAGCGTGTTGTCATTACCAAGAAAATGGACGGCGAGAATACAACCATGTATTCAAACCACATCCATGCTCGTAGTATTGACAGCAGGGGAGGCGTAGACAGAGACTGGGTCAAGACAATGTGGGCAGGTATGGCTCACAATATCCCCGAAAATTGGCGAATCTGCGGTGAGAATCTGTGGGCACGCCACTCTATTGCTTATGATGAGCTGCCGTCATACTTCATGGCATTCTCTATTTGGAATGAGTCGAATGTGTGCTTGGCCTGGGATGATACAGTCCAATACTGTGAGTTACTCGGAATTGAATCTGTTCCTGTAATCTACGATGGCATTTGGAATGAAGATGCCTGCAAGAACTTGCACAAGAACCTCGATACCATAAAGGACGAGGGGTTTGTTGTTCGCCTTGCTGATAGTTTTGCATATGACAATTTTGGAACCAGTGTTGCAAAATACGTCAGAAAAGGTCATGTGCAGACTGATAAGCACTGGAGACATCAAGAGATTGTTCCAAATGGCCTAAAATAAGAGCCAAGCAGTCAAAAGGCGCCTTCGGGCGCTTTTTTAATGACCTCGAAGACTTCGATGTGTGATAAATAAGTACATTGATAGTAGAGGCCTATAAATGTCTGATATAAGAAAATGGTTAAAAATTATGGAGAGCGTGCCACCAGTAATTGCTACTGCACCGGAAGCTATCGGTCAGGGTTTTAAGCGTGATGCTACCGTAACAATAAATCCACGTGCCGGAGGTGGTGTTGGTAGATTTATGGATTACACAACAGAAGGTAATGCCATGATTGACATTAAGGGAGTAGCCAGAGAAATTGCTAAAGACGACTTTTCTATTCCCGAAAGAGATTTAGAGAATGGCAATGACTGGTTCCATATGTCAACACAGCCCGATACTCCGGGCAGAATGAATGATAGTCCGGAATTTCGTCCAGGTGATATGGTAAAAATCGCCGATGTATACGGTGCGGTAATTGGCCCCGGATTTGGTGTATTCGTGGGCTACGGAACAACAGGCGAAGACTGCATTGTACTATTTGATGGTAAACAGATTGTTGTTCCTGTAGAAAATGTGGCGTCTGTATTAGAACAAGATGCTAAGGATAATTTTGACGGCATGGACAATGATGGTAATCTATCACCCATGTCGTTTGGATCAGATAACGTAAAGATAGAACAGCCACAGAATAGTGGAATGCAATCAAGGGAGCCAGCAATGGATACAAGAGACGAATTTTCAAAGTGGATGTCAGCTGTCGAGGAAGCATTGTCTTCGGAAGGAAAAGAATTAGCCGAAGACATTCCATCACAAACCAACGAATGTGGTTGCGGTAGCTGGGACTGCCCTGCTTGTTTCCCATCGCAAGATGAAATGCCGGGTATGCATGGTGCGCTAGATGGTATCGGTGGTGTTCATCCAGCAGATACAGTTGTATTTGGCGGGATCGACATGAATCCTGCAATGCCGGTCCCACCCAACATGCCTCAACCTCCGTGCTCAACATGTTCCGGTAACCACCAGGATCACGATCATGCAATGGATACAGAGTTGCAAATGGATATGAATGATATTGCTGCCGATGAGATGGAACTCGAAGAAGTAGGAATGTTTGACGAAGATGATGCTGCCGTTTCAGATTTCTTGGCTAAGGGTGGAAAACCAACTGTTGGAAAATACCACGGTCCGAGAAAAGCAGAAGTAACATTTCCGGGAAGTGCTCATATCGGAGGGCCCGGTGATCCAATGAGATCCAGTAGAACAGGTAATGCCGCTAATACACAGGGTTTACCTGTTGTTGGTATGAAGAAGAAAATGGAAGAAGAACCAATGGATTTTGTAGAGAAGCCAAAGTCTGGCAGGGGTGTTAAGCTTGGCGACATCGTTACAAAGACAGAATTCAAGAAGTCAGGTGGACAAAATTCCCCAATGACCTACGGTGACGAAAATCTAGGTGAAGGTCCCGATGATATGGATATGTCGGAGCCGGACTACGATGCTGATCCAATGGCAGTACGCCAGGCTCAGGACGAAATGTCACAAATTGATCCCGACGAAGCACTAGATATGATTGCTACAATCAAATATATGGATAGCATGGGTCTAAGCAAGGCATCAAAGTCGTATACAGAAGATCAAATGGCTCAAATGACTCCAAATCAATTAAGAAAGTATCATTCCGAAGTCATGGGAGATGTTGCTGAAGCTACTCGCCCAACACAAACTAAGACACAGGGCTTTAATCTCGACGATATGGATGATGTACTTAATCCACGTCAGGCAGATTTACCTGCAACATTTGACGAACCTGCCGATAGCGAAGTTTCTGACAGTCCATCGATGTCCCTACCAGCTGCATCAAGGGATTCGACACAGAATTCATTACGTGGTATGAATCCTTCAGATACAATGCGTAACTTCATGAACCGCATTAATCCGGATGCAGGCGCCGCGGAACCCGATCTTCCCGATACTCCGCAAGATGCATTAACTATTAGAACAGCCAGTGATGTTCCTGCTGTCATTAGTTCAGCAATGCAAGCTGCCGGTACGCAAACTCCAGAATGGCACAATGTAAATAATCTACCAGGATTTGGTGATAGAAATGTTCGCGGAATGGGACGTCAGGTCTTTAGCATGTTTACTTCTACTCCACTTGAACTTATTCAAACAGTTGCCAATGTGGAAGGCCAGGGACCTAATACAGATGCTGAAATCCGTGCGGTTGCTGGATGGTTAAGAGATAATGCCGAAGATCTCGGAACGGTTGATGTAAGTCACGGAATGGCAATTCCGGGATACAAGCCCGATGTTAAGGAATATAAGGCAAACGGAATTAGATTCCATTTGGTCAGAGATCCAATGGGACAATACATTTATGCATACCCTGATGCAGATGCAAGACTAGGCGGACCGCCACAGGGACAAGGACAACTTGGAGGACGTGGAAATATGCCTAGATTACGTGAATCTGCAGAGCTAGCAATGCTAAGACCTACCCTATTTGAGCAACTCAAGTGGGACGAAGAAGTTATTGCAGTTTTAAAGGAAACAATGGTTGAAGAAGAGCTGCTCGACGAAAGCTCATTAAGCAAAATGCTTGGCAAGGAAAAGGGCGGACAAAATTTAGTTCGTTGGATGCACAATAAGCATAAGTTGAGCAATGAGGCTGCACTAGAACCGGCACCGTTTAGCGAAAGACTTCTATGGAAGGAATTTAAAGCTAATCCTGATAACTTTGTTATTGTTTCGGCGACAGATGGCGTCGCTGGTATTAAGCCTTATGAAAAGTTTATTAAGGACAGAACTGCAGAATTTGCTAGAAAGGGAAAACAATATAATCCGGCCGGAGATAGCACACTTCCATATCAGATTATCGCTTTTACTGATGATGGTCAGCAAGTTGATCCTTCTCTGTTGCGTCAGCCTACCGCTCCTGGAGAAGAACCAGAGCAGCGTCATCCTGATCCTACAGTAATGAAGGCACGTATGGGTAAGATTAGTGGCAAGGATATGCAGAACCCTAACAACACATTCAATCTGCTTGCAGACCAAATTGGTCCATTGAAGACCGTTTGGGTTGCTAGTGGTGCCGTTGAACGTGATAAGATGAAGGGCCGTGCTGACATGAAGGTTGAGCCCGAAGTCAACGAAATGGATGCTGTAACAAAAATCTTTAAGAGAGTTCGCCCAGTTCTTAAGACATTAGGAAATCAGGCACTTAGCCAAATTAACAGTAGAGCAAAGCGTTATATTGATGGCGGAAACTTTGAAGGCGCACAGAAAATTGCGGCCAGCGGTAATAAGCTAAAACAATTCCTTGCAACCATTGATACATCCGGTGATGTAGCACTTAGCCAGGCATATGGCAATCAAAATAAGAGTTTTACTGATCAAATTATCAAGGCAGTTGTGCAGGCATCGGGTGGTCGACAAGGAACTGATGAATATAAGGATTTCCTTAAGAGAGCAGCCAATGGTGGTACTGTGGAATTGAAGCCTGTGTTAGATGCACTAAGAGATAGCCTAGTTTCATTGACATAATGCATTTCTTTTCGCTTATTGAGTCATTACTTATGGAAGCTGTTGCCCTGACAAAGGGCAGTCAGCGTGTAATGAATGACAAAAATTTAGTGGTTAATTTAGCAGATGCAATTCGGGATGATGCACGTTCGCATCCGGCAGCTTTTCCTGCCGGATCATCGAGGTCATTTCAGAAGGCACCGGACGAACAATTGGTTCAGTGGTTTTTAGAAAATATTGATAAAATCGAAAAAGAAGGATACGAGGGAACAGTTTATTCTCGTGACGGTGTCAATAGCGATTGGATTGCTCGTAGATACATTGCAGGTAGTCATAACTGGGAAGATTTAACCGGTGTTATGAATATGAATCTGCGCGATTGGTATCTCTTGAAAAATCGCAATATGCTCGATGTTAATCACAAGGATTTACCAAAATTTAATAGTGTGCGTGATGTAGGTTACTACATGACCACACACTATAAGGATAAGCTAGAAGCAACTAGAGATGCAGCTAAGAATGCAGCCAGAAATAAAATGGCAAAGAGTGTCAAACTTATCGACAATGAAGATTATAGAGTTTATACAACTTTAAATCGTGCTGCAGGATGTTTATTGGGATTAGGTACACAATGGTGTACAGCTAATTCGAATTATGCCGGACACTTCCATTCCTATGCTGGTAAGAATATGTTATTCCAATTGTTCACTTACGCCAAAGAAAAGGATAAGGAAGGTAAGGAAGAAGTAAAGAAAGATGAAGACGGGAAGAAGATGTTAGATCCGCAAGAGAAGTATCAATTTGATGCTGGTGGATCTTTTATGAATGTTACTGATCAGCCAGCCGGCGCGAAAGTTATCTCAACAAAGTTTCCTTATCTTTATACTGATTTAGCGAAGGCCCTTAAGGACAATAAGGGTAAGATGGAACAAGCGTTCAAAGAACTCACAGACGATCCTACCTTACAGGGCGAAGACTATAAAATTAAGACATACGAAATCGATGACGAAATTAAGAAATTACACAAGTTCGTAGACAAGGGCTATTTCACTGACCAAGTACGCCCTAGGTCTGTATCCTCAGCAGATGCACCTGCTGGCGATCAACCGCAGCAAATTGGTCAAGAACAACCACAACAACCACAAGGAAATCCAACTATGGAAAATGTAGATAAAGACGTAGCAGCAATGCTATCTAGCCTAAAGAAATACGATATTCTTAAGGAATCAGTAGCACCTGTTCTAGGCATGAGAACAATGAATGAAAAGAAGAAGCCAGACTTCCCAGATATTGACAAAGATGACGACAAGAAGGAATCTATTGCCAAGGCCGCCAAAGACAAGGAAGAAGTCGACGAATCCGAAGACAAGAATCCATGGGAAAAGCTAGCATCTGACAAGAAGGACGACGATGCAAAGACATCCAAGACATCTAAGGGTGGTACAGTTACCAAGACCGAAAAGGGACTAGTTCACAAGGCCGCCGACAAGAAGGAAGATGTTAAGGAAGCAGTTGCAGCCGATGAAGATGTTCTAGCCTGGATGGGTCGTTTCGCCAAGCTAGGAAACATGAAAGGCTACGGACGTTAATTTCTGGATTCCGTGGTGAATGTTTGACTTTTCAGTAAGTAATTGTTATAATATTATTTACTGGAGAGTTTCACATGTCTCATAAAGAAGAATTTTTACAGAGTTGTTTAGTATTAGATACTGAAACTAACTCTGATGATTATAAAATTGCGGAAATCGTAGAATCGGGGTTTGTTATTCGCGAGGGAGATAGTTGGACTATTTTCCAGGAATTTCATAAGCCTGTTGACCGTCCTATTCCACCCAAAGTGGAATCAATCTGTTATATCACAAATGAAATGGTTGAAAGCAGCCCTGCTTTCGTTGATTCAATGGAAACATTTCAATCAGTAGTTGATGGCTACAATGCCGGCTACCTTGTAGCCCATAACCACTTTTACGATATGCGTGTTTTAGAAAGACACGGTATTGATACAACAAATCACAACTGGATTTGCACATGGAGAATGGCAAAGAAGCTGTTCAATGGCGTAGAGTCAGTCGAAGAAACAAATCTCCCTTATTTACGTTTTGCATTAAAGTTGGATATTCCACTTGAGATGCGTTGCCACCGTGCGGGTAACGATTCCTATATAACTGCTAAGTTACTTGAATTCTTAGTGGATATGATGGAGGAATCAGGCCTTATTGACAAGGATGAGCCGTACGGCCCGCAAATTGCACAATGGGCAACAGACCCGATCATTTATGAGAGGATGCCATTCGGTAAGCACAAGAATGAATTAATGACTTCTGTGCCGCATTCATATTGGCAATGGGCAATGAAAAATACAGACTGGTTTAACGAAGAAGCAGATAACTTTGATCCAGATTTAGCAGCCAGTATTCATAAGGCGCTTGGTATAGACTAATGTTTGGAATAATGACCCAGGATGGGCAAAGAGTATTATGCCAGCGGTCTGGAACAGTTGTTTATATTCTTAAAAAGTGGGACAGGGCGACAATGCCAGCAATGAGAAAATCACCACTTGAGATTGATCAATTATTGCAGGATTATATGTCTGCTTCTGGAGATTACAATATGTCTGTTTTTGAATTTACAGAAGAACAGGTAGAAGATTTACTAGTTAAGAAACTAAAGGGTTATTGACCGTTATTGTTCCTGGCTGCGTCCATAGTTTGCGATGCAATCATTCTGGATGCGTTTGGTTCGTAGCGTTGAACTTTGTGATTATAAGGTAGGCCCGCACCAGCTAATGCATACTGTAGTCCCCTGTAACCGGGCGACTGAAGTTTTCCAGTTTTAGGAGTATTGGTAAATTCTGGTTGTGGTTTATCGACAGGTTTTGTGAAAACAGGAACAACCTCTTCATTAAACCATTGTTTAAAATGGTCGTCATAGTATTCGCCATTTTTTTCCTTATACTTGACAACTTCGGGATTATAAAATCTTTCACTATCCTTACTTGCCTCTACGTAGAAACGAGCAACAATATCGGTAACACCTTCATTTAGAATATCTTTTATCTTCATAAACATATTTATCTAATTTGGTCGATAGTAAATACATGTTTTGGGGCAATTGTCAATGTCGTACATAGCTAATATCACCGGGACTATTAACGGTAATCATACTCATATAATTCAGGTTGCAATAAATGCAATGATTGCCGATCCTGCACTTGAATTAGAAATACATATAGAATCAGATGGTGGAGATCCCGATATTGCCAAGCACATTTTTGACCTATTAGAAAATTATAGATCCAGAACTACTGCAATAGTTAATGGCAAATGCATGAGTTCAGCAGTTCTTATCTTTTTGGCAGCGGATACACGTATTGCAGGAGAGAAAGCAGATTTTATGATTCACCCGACCTCGTGGACTTTGTGGGGTATGTATAGTTTTCTTAAAACATATAGAACTTTAAACACAGGTGATTTGACTTTGACATTATCAGAAGTATATACTGTGCAGGCACAATTAAACACGGCAATTAGCCGTCTTTCCGAGATTGAAGATTATACTGATGAGATTATTTCAAATAGAGCAAGACTCACAAAGAAGCAATTTAAAAATAGAAGAACAATAAACACTGATCAGCACTTCACAGCAGAAGAATCATTACAGCTCGGCATATCAACTAAAATTATCTAAAGGAAATAAATGAGAAACGCTTTAATCCCAATGGTTGTAGAACAAACCGCACGCGGAGAACGCTCTTACGACTTATATTCACGACTGATGAAGGAAAGAGTCATTTTCTTCAGTGGAGAAGTGGAAGAAAATATGTGTAACGTAGCAATTGCACAATTACTCTTTCTTGAGGCAGAAAATCCCGAAGCTCCGATAAGTATGTATGTTAAGTCTCCGGGTGGATCTGTTTACGATGGCCTGGCAGTCTATGATGTCATGCAATATATTAAGTGTCCTGTTCACACATATGTGGCGGGTTGGGCAGCAAGTATGGGATCATTTATTGCTCAGGCAGGAGAAGCAGGACATAGGTACATTCTGCCAAGAGCTATGACAATGATTCACCAACCGTCAAGTGGCACTCGTGGTAAAGTGTCTGATATGGAGATTGACTTAATTGAAAGTATCCGCATCAAGAAGGAAATGACAGAACTGTATGTTAAGCATAATTCAAAGGGCAAGACATATGAAGATTTCGTGCCGTTGCTTGACAGAGATAAATGGCTCACAGCCGTCCAGGCAGTTGAACTTGGTTTAGCCGACCACATAGTCGATAAGAGACTATAAAGAGGGAAAATGATAAAGATTACAGACAAGGCAAAAGAAAAGATATCCTCGATATTACTCGAGGAGGATTCGCCGTATCTACGATTTGGATTGCAAGGCGGCGGGTGTAACGGATTTACCTATTTCTTCGCAGTAGAAAAAGAAATGACCGAAGACGATTTCGAGATCGATATTGACGGTTCGCATACATTGCTCGTAGATGCTGCAAGTAACATGTACCTTGAAGAGGCTGAGATTGATTATAAGAAAGATATGATGGGTGAGAGTTTTGTATTCAATAATCCTAATCAAAAGACAAGTTGCGGGTGTGGTTCTAGCGTAGGATTCTAATGGATCAGATTGACGAACCTTCTAAAATTCTTCTGTCTGTTGAAGGTATCAGGAGTCTTTACGAATACGCAATGGCATGGGCTCTAAATATGCCGCTAAGATATATATCTCCAAAAGGAGATGGGCACCCTGTCTTAACTATTCCCGGCCTTGGTGCTGCTGACGGTTCAACCCATTATCTTCGTGGATTTTTAGATGACATGGGATATGAAGCATTTCCATGGGGCCAAGGCCGTAATCTAGGCCCGCGGCGCGGCATGGATGATATGTCTAAGAGGTTAACTGACCTTGTTCAAAGTATTTCCAGGGATACGGGTGGGCAACAGGTCAGCCTAATAGGATGGAGTTTAGGCGGTATTTACGCAAGGGAAATAGCCAAGATGTGTCCCGAAGTAGTGCGGCAGGTAATTACATTAGGTACACCTTTTAAGATGAATAATGGTGGAACAAATGCTGACAGATTCTATGAATTTTTAAGCAAAGATAAAAGCCATAAGAATCCAACTATTCTTAAGCAACTAGAGACACCACCATCGGTTCCGTTTACATCCATTTATAGCAAGACTGACGGTGTAGTACATTGGAAATGTTCAATAGAAGAATCCGGAGAACATATTGAGAATGTAGAAATACCGGGCGCAAGTCATTTAGGACTCGGTCATAATCCTATAGCTATGTTTGTGGTAGCAAATAGATTATCCCAGACCAAGGACACGTGGCGACCTTTTAATATATTAGGTTCATAAAAAGCCGGCTTGCCGGCTTTTTACATTGTGTCAAAAATTTGACATATTACTAAAGTAATGTTACAATGCTTACTAAGGAGAGGTGTATGGATAAAAATATGTATGTTCCTATGAACGAGTTGATTCGTGATAAGGAAACATCTTGGACCTTTACAAGTATAAATCTCCCGTATCATGAAATTGCTAAAAGGGGAATTGTTATCTGGTGTGTTACGAATCTCGAAGGTAGATGGACAATGCTAGGTGGCAACAAATTTGGTTTCGAGGACGGCACAGATGCCACCATGTTTAGGATGCAATTTGGCCTAGGTATTTGACAGCGGAATAAATAGTTGGTAGAACTTACAGAGGAGAACACTATGTACGATAATGCTGAACTAAAGCAACGCCTTGTTATCATCAAGCATTCTAATCTTGATGACGCAACAATCCTCGACGAAAATTATATGCAGCTAATAAGGAACACTCCGAATCCCGAAGAGCAGCAACAATTTTTGATTCTACATTCCAATGTGCAGCGTAGGATCAAACAACTAACTGCCACAGATGGAAAAAATAGACTATAATAGGTTATGCGAGCTATTTCATAGATACCACTCACTTATTGCGGTTGATGTAGGTGTCGAAACGGATGATCTCAGTTTTGCTGGGTCAGCCATGTCATATAGTATGGTTAGGTCATCGACCATAAAAATGAATGTTGTATTCCATTCGCCTGGCGGATTTGAAAATTTTGTTAGAGATATAGTTCGATTAGAAGAATTATCGGACGAGGAATATCTACGACATAAAAATGCCACTCTTATGAGGGCCTGGGAAGAATACCAATTATTACTAAGACTAACAAGGTAGAGATGCTCAATATTGCAAGAAATATATATTTTGGCTGGGATTCAACTAAGAGTAAATACGAACTTCCTGAAGCAGAGGTTATCCCATACGGAGAGTCGGCTAACGAAAAACGTAAGCTTGAAAATATAACTAAGAAATACTCTACGCTAATGGATCACGAGAATATTCCGTTACCGGGATTTACTCTCCATAAAACAGACAGAAAAAATTGGGGATCGGTTGACCAAACATGGCTGGTTATTGATCCCCGCGGATTTCTAGTCAGAATTAGTTCACAGAATCTAGAGAAGATATTGCATGTTACGGGAATTACAGAAGGTCTAATCCAGGAAAAGTGTGTGTGGGCTAGAGAAAATACTGAAACAAAAATGACACTTGTTCCAGTAAGTTCGAGTAACTATCTTGAAGCTGTTCGAAATACTGAACTCATTGAGGGCAAGGTAAGCATGAGGGCTGTTCAAATTGGCGACACTGTCCTTCTTCAGAATAAATTGCAAGGTGTATATCTGGGAATAATCTCCCTATATGGGCCTATGCTAGATTCATATAAAAATGAATATAAACCGCAGGTGTTTATGCGCCGCCAGGTAATTGAAGTGGGGATTGGCAACTACCATTACCAAACTGATTTAAAGATATTGAAAGTAATTGCGCCAGCCATGCAGCCAATGACAAGGGAGGAATCACTAGAGAGAATAAGACGGGGAATTGATCGAGGTAATTCTTATTTTGGTAGTAGTTCAAATATGGCTGGCAAATATTTCGGAGTGCATGGAAGAGTTACACACGCCTCCCTGCATGCTGTGCCTAAGGTTTCATTATCATTTGAAGAAATTTCAGAAACGGAAGCTACCAGTATCTTTTATATAGGGGCAGCAACAACAACCGGGGATAACAGTATATTGATGCTCGAACATAAAAATGGTACCAAATATCTTGTAGACTATCCATATACATATAACACGATGTCCTTAATACCTATAACTACTGACGCATTTGATGCATGCGAGTTGTTGCCGGTTGACATGGCAAATTCAAAAACCCTAACATTAACAGAGCGTAGAAAGTCTCTTATGTACGGCAGTTCTAAGACGAAGCCGAGCTTTTCGTTTGACAATTTTGCGAAATTCTATAAAATAGTCAAACACGTTAAGAACGAAACTTACGTCTAATTAAGGAACAAAATGAACACAACAAAGTATTTAGAATTATCAGATCGTACATGCAAACATATCGCGGCAGAGGGTGTTGTAATCCTCCCAGAGATGTATGACCTATTACACGCAACATTGGGAATTTCCGGCGAAGCTGGAGAACTGCTTGATGCAGTTAAGAAGTCTTTCATTTACAGCAAGCCACTTGATGTTGTAAATGCAAAAGAAGAATTGGGAGACCTGCTTTGGTACATGGCACTTGCTTGCCGCACACTAAATGTATCGTTTGAAGAACTGATGCAGGCAAACATTGATAAGTTGACAAAGCGTTATCCAGAAAAGTACACTGACGAGCATGCTTCGGCAAGATTAGATAAGGTGTAATTTTGGAAATAACCACGGGAATAAATTGGCTCAGTGGCCCATCACAAAATCCAATAGCTGGGGATTGCTATTTTGATCAAACCCTAAATAAAGCATATATCTGGCAAGGATCCGCCTGGATAGGATTTTCAGCATCGGGAGCCGAACTGGCATCATTTACCGTTCCGACAGAGGAACAACTTAGTAAACATCCTGCACTAAAAGAAGCCTGGGAAGAATTTTTAGTTATTAAAAGATTACTCGGTGTATGAAACCATTTGTAAATCATTGGCGATATGATGATGGTTGGCAAGATATTCCTGTTATACTTCGTGATTCGAGCGGTGCCCTTCGGGAATTTAGAGAGGATATCAAAGGATGGCACTGTTGGGTCTATCCCACTAATGATATAGACTTTGAGAAATGGATGGAGGAAAATATGACAGGGGTGTATGATTGCACCTTTAGATTTAATTCCGGTAATCCTATGTACACTGTGCTTATTACCGACAACGAGGATGCAACACTTTTTAAGCTAACTTGGATGTGAGAAAATTAAAACAAGAAGTCTGGCCATTTCAAATTACCATTATGTCTAATAACGACAGTATAGATGATTGGTGCCGGGAAAATATAGGAAGAAGATTCCGGGATTGGTACGGATATTATGCCACGGAAGGCAGAATTTACGCATTCAAAGAGGCAGCAGATCTAATAGTATTTAAATTAAGATGGAGTTATAATGGTTAAGAAACTTTTACGTAGACTTGTGAAATGGGCAATAAGCTCTGACGCGAACGCCCCGCAGCCCGAGGAAGTTACGTCATATCACGGCAGTCCTGTAAAATCCAGGGGCGCCAACAGTATAGGTGATGGAAACAACGGTATGAATTTTACGGTCTATAATGCGATAGGCGGGAAGGTAATCCAATTTGCCACTTATGATCCTGTTCGTGATCGGGGATTTTCTAATCTTTACATAGTTACGGATAAGGAAGACCTTGGAGAAGAGCTCGGACAAATTATTACAAAAGAAAGTTTGTCAAGATAATGGATGTAACAAATAAAAAATGGGCTGGCCGTCTTTTAAAGATGGCAAAGGAGGTAGCATCCTGGTCCAAAGACGAATCGACCAAAGTTGGCGCAGTTATTACTAATGCTGACGGCTCTCCAGTATCGTGGGGGTTTAATGGCATGCCCATGGGAATTGATGATACAGTTCCAGCACGCCACGAACGCCCATATAAATACAAGTGGATGGCACACGCAGAGCGCAATGCAATGGATTTGGCTCCAAAGGGCGATTTAAGTGGCTGCGTGATGTTTGTTACATTTTCTCCATGTACCAACTGCGCCCAATCTATCATTCAGCGTAAGATTAGGACTCTAGTAGTAGACGAGAATTACATAGCAGAAAAAATGCCAGAAAGATGGCAAGAGGATATGTTAGTAGCACAGGAAATGCTTTTAGAGGCAGGTGTCAAAATACTTGCGGCAAAACCAGATGAATGATCGTGATAAATCTGTAGAAGGATGGTTCCTACAACCTTCTAAAGAAGAGCAGGCATTTTTAATTCTTCAAGGAAAGTGCCCACATAATGCAGCATGGTACGAAGATGGCCATTCACATAATTCTACCGCCTATAAATGTAGTTTGTGTCGTGAGATTAAATTCTGGTAGACATAGGTAGCGAACCCTGTTAAAATATAAGCTCAACAACCTAACTTACAGAAAGTGTAATATGAACAAGCAAACTACTCCCAAGGCACCTCCGGTGAACCTGAAGGAACAGAACGCGGCTCATACCTTCCGTGTTACGATTCGTGATCGTGACCATTTCTACAAGCTCGTTAACTGGCTGAACGCAAACGTCGGCAAGGGCGAAGACAAGTGGACCATGGAAGGCCGTGTACTGAAGACCCTGAAGCAGGGCAAGTCAGTCAGCCCCAAGATCTACGTGTTCCGTCAGGACTTTGATCCCGCGTCTTCGTTGTATCTCAGTCTCCTTTAATGGTATACCAGGCTGATTCAATTTATACAACTTGCGGAGCAACTGTCCTCCTTAAGTTTGTTGAATCCTTCTCCTTCGACAAAGGTTCGGAGGAGTTGGTAATAGACAAACTCATGGATGACTTTTGCTTCAATATTCGAACTGTCTCTGGACAGGAATATCGCATTTCTACAAAACTTATTGCCAAGATTGTGGGAGGCGGTGGTGCCGTTCCCGAGATTGCGCAGAGTGTATTTGATAAGTGGAAACATATTCATCGTTAACCAGGAGAAGTGAATGAAACAACAAGGCAAGTGCATTACGGGCGACCCAATTCGTGTTGCTAGCTATACGGCTGGTTGGATGTCTGTTCGTATGCATCCTACAAGCTATTATCGCCGTCAGGAAGAAATCACCGAAAGCCTTAAGAAGTCGAGAGGTCTTTATACCGAGATTGATCAGGGCCAATTCGTTGTAATTCGTTTTTCCGAAAAGGATGACGTAACTGCTTTCCACAGGCAGCATCACGAATATCTGTAATGAAATTACTCCATACTCGCACAAAGATATTTTTTCCAGATCCTTATGTGGTGAGAATGGAGTATAGCCACGAGATTCCTATGGATCAGGCAGAAGCCGATTATAGGAAAGTCACGCGGAATGCCTATAAGTTAATACATGGCACCTGGGGATATTCTAAGCTCGAATATGAGCAGGTGCAGGTTAAGAATGATCACGGACATCCAGCGCCGCCGGGACCTGCACATTTCAATGGAATGAATCAACAGCAGATTCTTAGTTCCCTGTTCAATACCGACTGGGCGCATGTATCACGCGGATATCTTTGCTTTGAAGATGAATTAGATGCTCTGCAATTTAGACTATCCATCGACACAAGAGCCATACAGGTAAAAATGTGGCCTACACGATGGTTCACTATCCATGAGGTAGTAGAAACGGATGAATCTTGATCTATACAATTCCGAATTTAGGGATTTCAAATACTTAAAAAGTTCTCCTGAAGATGTTGCCTACTATAAACGCAGGGCATCGGAAGTAAACAGAATACAACTCGGGCCTGAGGCAAATGACCCTACATTTGTCTGGCCCTGCCGCCTTGAGTTCATAGAGCAATTACTTGATTTAAGAGACGATGTTGTATATATTGTCCAACCATGTGAATATTTTCACACCGATGTATCTACTAAAGCATACGGATATGACGATATAAGAATATATGCAATAGAGAAACCAATTATAGTATATGGTCCGTTAATTAGTCCTAAGACATTAGACGACATTATAACGGAAGATGATATAGATCGGATGTTATTTGCACACAATCTTTGTGTTTGTTCGAGCATTGAAAATACTGTCGAGCAAATAGTAATAAAGATAACAGATATAGGATTGTTGCCCGGTCCTCTATCACATGTTGCAGTTTTCTATGATAAAGAATGGGCCGGTAAATATCAAAAAGCAGTCACGGATTATCTGAGGAAAAATAATGATGCTGTATCAGCAATTAGTAGGCTGTTCTGAGCCCAGCATAAATACAGAGATCCCAAGGAGTATCCATGCACCCATTTCTTGATGTAAGAAAGCTAACTGATGAAGAAATTATTGAAAGGTTGGGCAAGGCATACACCTATATGAATGCTCAGGTTTCACTTGGGCATAATCCTACAGTTTTTAGCATCAAAGAAGTAATTCAATCTCTTGAAGATGAGCGGCGCGAACGCATGCAAAATAGAATGGATGATGAATTTAAGAAAAAGTATCCAGAAGATTTAAAACCTATTGAGCTTGGAAAAATAGATGATTAAACGTGGCAGACACATCATTAAGAGTCATATGACATTTTCATATGATTTTACTGGAATTAGATTGCAAGAAGGTTGTCTTACACCCGTTGATTGGACATTAACTGCGGATCTTGTTGCTACGGGCAAGAAAGGTAAAACAAGAGAAGAAATAGAGGATACTGCCGGATTTACATATCAGAAAATATATTTTTGGTTAGATACAAATTTACCCAATATTCTTATGGTCGATGTAGGAACTGAAGACGACTTGTATATTGCAAATCTTTCTTCTAATCTTATGATGTATTGCCCTGGCAACCCTGGTGATGATACACTTATACAATTATTACATTCGAAGATATCGGTCCTAGCCGGGACAGGATTAATTGTAGGTGAAATGAAATTAAAGGGTAGTGATACGTCCCTGGAATACACATTTGATTGTTCCGACGGTGATTATGAATTGCCGACAACTACCGAGTATTATACCGAAAGTACGACGCGTGATAAAATTCCATGGTGGGCTCGAGACGATGGGTTTTGTTTCGAATTTGTCAGACCAATTGCCGTCGAAGGTACGCCAGTGATACCAGATGAAGAATTGTTTAAGGATATCTCGGATCCCATGGATGATTTTCGTAAGGCCATGACAGATATGGATATACACATTGGCATAACAAAAGAACCAGCACGAATTGTTCAGGTAGAAAGATGGAAGCCAAAGAAAGTGTAAAAGTGAATATGTATGGCCAGGCCATACTATCGAGTGAGAACCTTAGAGAATTATTGCTCCAAGGAAAGAATATAAGTCACTTAAATGTTATCTTCGATGAAGAAATTAATCTCTTCGAAGAATATCAATCAACACTTTTACCTGAAACAATAACGTTTTTAGATGCACCGGAGGAAGTTTTAACTTTTGACGAGTTTCATCAAAAATGCGCTGACGAATGGATTTTCCCGGCAGTCTATCAACAAATTAATGTTCATTCCTGGTTGATTGATAAATGTAAGACACAGCAAGAGGTTGATCGTGTGAACGATGAATATACTCTCTATGAAGCACGTGATCTAATCATGCTTTTACGGTTGTTTATATTTCTTGTAGATTACATGAGAAAGAACAAATTCGTGTGGGGTGTAGGTCGTGGCTCCAGCGTTTCTTCGTATATACTGTACCTCATAGGCGTACACAGAGTAGACTCGTTGAAATATGGTTTTGATATTAGAGATTATTTGAAATAGGAAATAAGAATATGAGTAGACATGTATCGTATCGCGGTGTTACAATAGATATGGATTCCTTGCGTCGTGAAAACGAAAAGGTTCCTGCAATTGGTAACATGAAAGTCAATGCCAAGGGTGACCAGATTAATCGTGGCGTTGTTACAAAGACAGCAGATCAAATTGCCAGAGAGAACCACCGAGTGCAGACGGCTGTAGTAAATACAGGTCTTAAGGGCAGGCAACCCGACGCAACCGGTATTACTGTTGAACCCACAAAGCCGGCAACGAAGGTAAAGGCTACAGTTGAGAAAAAGGTTGTAGAACGCGAGTTGCCATCGGGCGACATTATCATTGAAAGTGAAAAAGATGAAAGCTAGAGCATTAAAAGGCAAGGTATTAGTTACTGATCTCGAACGCGGGTCACGTGTTGTTCGCGGTATTATTATTCCAGATGACAACGGCAAGAGCGAAGGTATTCGCCCACGTTGGGGTCGCGTTTATTCAGTAGGCGAAGACATTGTCGATATTAAAGTAGGACAGTGGATTCTTATTGAGAATGGCCGCTGGACAAGAATGCTTAAGGTTAAGGGCGATGACGGAATTGACACTCAGTTATGGGGTGTGGAATGGCCGCAATCTGTTATGCTTGTTTCGGACGAAGACCCAGAGACAGAAATCTTTTCCATATTCAGCCAAGCGAACGAAAGGGCCCCTGTGTGAAAGAGTTATGGACAGAAAAATACAGACCCAAGAACATTAACGATTACGTCTTTAAAGACGAGAAGCAAAAAAAGCAAATCGCAAAATGGATAGCAAGTGGCGCACTTCCACACATGTTGCTATCTGGCGCCCCAGGCACAGGCAAATCCACTCTTGTCAAGGTTCTATTAAACGAACTCGGAGTTGATCCGTTTGATGTCTTAGAAGTAAATGCTTCCAAAGATAACGGTGTAGATTTTATTCGAGACAAGATTACAAAATTCTCCGAAACCATGGGTGTAGGAGAAATGAAGTACATCTTCCTTGATGAGGCTGATGGATTATCTCCGCCCGCACAGGGCGTATTAAGGGGAACACTGGAAAAGTATGCAAGTTCTGTACGTTTCTTGTTGACTTGCAATCATCCACACAAGATCATTGATGCCATTAAATCCCGTTGTGAAACAGGACGTATGCACATTGAAAAACTAGACACAAGTGAATTTTACATGCGTCTTGTAAATGTGCTTGATTTGGAAAATGTTGAGATTGACCCCGATGCGCTAGAAGCAATAGTGCAGAAGACATACCCCGATCTACGTCGCGGTATTAGCATGATTCAGGCGAATTCGTTTGGTAGTAAGCTAGTATCACCGGACGTTGACAGCGAGGTCGTGTCTGACTATAAGCTAGACATGATTGCATTATTCAGGTCTAGGAAGTATAAGGAAGCGCGCCAGCTTATCTGCACAAAGGTAGGTAGAGAGGAATATGAAGATATCTATTCTTTCATGTATCAGAATCTAGAAGTATGGGGCGAAGAAGATGACAAGCAAAACAAGGCCATTCTTGTTATCCGAGATGGATTGGTTAAGCATACGATGTGTGCCGATGTTGAGATAAATCTGTCTGCCACATTGGTCGAATTAGAAATGATTGCAAAGGGCGCATTATGAGAAAAGAAAAAGTATTCATCGTTGTATCACATAAGAACAGTCTGAAGCCAAAGCTTCGTGTACGCACAGGCACATCCGATGACTGGGAAATTACCGAGACTGTTGAGTTTGTAAATCAAATTCGAAATAAACATACCAGTATGTCGAGCGCAATTGCTGATTATGTCAACAGAAAAATGATCACCGGTGCTAGGTTTGATATTACAGATTATGACAAGTTTGAAAACTACGTTAGGTCAAAGTATCCTAAGCAAATGGCAGAATTAGATGCAGCATATAATTCAAGCAGGCCCGTAAAGGAAGAAGTACCTAGCCCGGAAGTATTTGTCGATCCATTTGGCAATGTAAGGGCAAAAACAGTTTTTGATCCTGTATGAAAAGAGAGAAAATTATTCTAACAGATGCTGATGGCGTCTTGGTAGATTGGAATACAGCATTTGATAAATTCATGGCAAGGCGTGGACATCCACGGGTGCCCGAAACTGATACTGAATATAATATTTCTCTCAGGCATAATGTCACAACTCACCAAGCAATGGACTATGTCAAGGAATTTAACGAAAGCTCCGATATAGCACATCTTTCTCCATTTGCTGATTCAGTTCAGCATGTGAGATTATTATCGGAGTTAGGTTTTAGATTCATTGTTGTCACTAGCATTAGCAGTCACCCCGATGCCAAAATTCATAGAACCAATAATCTAACAGACTTGTTTGGTGATGTATTTGACGATGTTCATTGCATCGAACAAGGTGCTAGTAAAGCAAGCATTCTAATGAAGTGGGCCGACACAGGATACTTTTGGATTGAGGATCACATGCGTCAGGCTGAGGCGGGCTATGAAGCCGGCCTCAGAACAGTTCTGATTAACCATCCTTACAATTTCCATTATAAAACAGATTTATTTCCAACTGTAAGTTATGATACTCCGTGGAACGAAATCTATAACATGGTACGAAACGAATACGGAATATAATATGACACAACGAATTTTAGTAATGGGCTTGCCAGGCGCAGGAAAAACGACATTAACTGAAAAACTTGTCGAACAGTTTATTGCAGCCGGTGCAAGTGTAGAATGGTTTAATGCAGATATTGTTCGCAAGAAATATAATGATTGGGACTTCAGCCATGAGGGTAGAATCCGACAAAGTCATCGTATGAGGGAATTAGCCGACAAATGTGGTGCCGATATTGCCGTTTGTGATTTTGTAGCGCCGTTGGTAGAAATGCGTAACAATTTCAAAGCAGATTGGACTATTTGGGTAGATACAATTGAGCGCAGTAGGTTCGATGATACGAATAAAGCATTTGTGACACCCGATGTTTATGATTTTCGTGTAATAGAACAGGATGCACAGAAGTGGTCTGAATTTATTGCAACACACATTATTGAAGATCGTCGTCGACCTGTTTTTGATTGGCAGAAGGAAACAGTTCAAATGTTAGGCAGATGGCAACCCTGGCATAAAGGACATCGTGCATTGTTTGAACGGGCAATAGCAAAAACGGGGCAAGTAGCTATTATGATTAGAGATTGTCAAGGATGGAACGGAAGTAATCCCTTTGCAGCAGATCAAGTAAAAGAACTTATCAAGAGAGACCTTGATCCCGTATATCAGGGTCAGTATGAAATTATTCTTGTACCCAATATTGTAAATATTACCTATGGTCGCGATGTTGGATATAAAATTGAACAGGAAAGCTTTGATGAATCTATTACTTCTATTTCAGCAACAAAAATCAGGAAGGAAATGGGATTGGATAAATAATATATTACGCAGGAGTATATTATGTCAGTAAGAGAAATTATCAAAGAAAATCCATGGAAGGCCCTAATTGGATCAATTTCCATTGGAACAATAATATTTACGCTCGTAGGTACTATCTTCTCTGAAATGAGATACGCAACAGTTGCCGATCTCGAAAAACACAAGATAGAAAATTCTGTTATAATTAGGGAATTGCAGAATCAGATAACCGAATTATCCAAGAAACAAGATAAATAATATACTCATTACGGAGTTTATTATGCCAGTTTCAGACATCGCAAAAAGCAATACAACAAAATTATTATTAGGTTCAGTCGGCTCAATTATTGCCGTTGTGGCAGCGTTATTTACAGTAGATGCACGATATGCACACGCCGCGGATGTTGAGAAGGATAAAGTACAAACTCAAAGAGTTATCAAAGACACAGCAGTAATACTTAGAAAACAATCTCTTGAAGACAAATTATTTGAATACGACGTAAAGAGAGCACAAAGCACAGATAGAAAACTTACACCGATGGACACAGCAATGGAAGCTCGGTATAAACGACAACTAGATGATCTCAAAGCAGGAAAAGCATTAGACTAAAGAAAAAGGGCCCCAAGGGCCCTTTTTGCTTGCTCCTTAAAAGTTAATCTTCTTCTCCGTAAATTTCTAATACTTCTGCAACCAATGGGTCACGCTCAATGTGGCATCTCTGGAATGTGCATACTGCCATAGAGCCCATATTGTTTAATGCAAGACGTTCAAGAAAATCCTTTAGTCCATTCTTTTCGAATCCGCGATCGTGTTGTTTTAGGTCACCCGTAACAATCATGCTACTACCTTCACCAATTCGTGTTAGTAGCATTTTGGTTTGGTCTGGTGTAGCGTTTTGCATTTCATCTGCGATGACATATGCATTTTTAAATGTTCTTCCTCGCATAAAGCCGAGAGGTGCAATTTCAATTGTTCCCTCATCCAACATTCGCTTTGTTTCTTGCAATCCGTAGTATTCTTCGAATACATCAAATATTGGTCTAGTCCAAGGTTCCATTTTTGCATTTAGGTCTCCAGGTAAAAATCCATGCTTCTCATCTACGCTGACTGCTGGTCGTGTTAGAATAATCTTCGTAACTTCCTGCTCACGAAGTGCCTTAATTGCTCTCAATACTGCGAGCAACGTCTTTCCTGTACCTGCTGGTCCTACTGCAAATACCATTCTCTTTTCTAATAGTGCTTCTACGTAATTCTCCTGTGCTGTATTACGAGGGAGCATCTCAACTCTCCTGTAATGTCTATTGCCTAATTTGACAACATTTGTTGCCGGTTGTACGTCTAGTTGACGTGCGCCGCGAGATTGTGGAACTGGCTTAGCCATTTTACGATTTTTGCTCAAGGTTATGCTCCTAAGTGTTGGTTTTTTTGGAGTTAAGGGATTGCTGGGCAGGAATTGCCCTCCCGGTGGAACGTCGATAGAATTATCGAGTGTATTTTGCATACCAAGTTATTTATGAATAACCTTGTCCTAGAGCAATAATAGACATCCTTTTCAAAACTTTGACATTCTTCTATAATACTGATAAATAATCAAAACGAGGTGACAATGACTACCGATTTAGACTCTATCAAAACGACTTTAGTAAACATATCAAAGGGCAATAGCATACTTGATACTTTACTGGAGTTCGAACGCACTCTCGATAATGCAGAACTATTTGCATATAAGAATTGGATTCTGGGCGAACTTGTCGAAGGTCCAGATATTGGCCGCTATTGGTTTAAGACTGTCTGGATGTATCCCTATGCTATGATGCCAGATCCAAACGGCGGCCTGCGCCTAACCAAGCTAGGTGCAAAAGTAAACTTTAGGAAGGGCATATTTAAGAAACCTGTAAAGGTTGAGGGCCCGCAGGATTGGGTAGATCCACAGTCGAAGAGAGCAAAAATGGTAGAGCACGAAATTTGGCTCGTAACCATTGAACTACCATTAAAATACATTAATCGCGGACTGGAAGATACAGACGAGATTATTCAGAGAGACATTCAAGATACCAACGCTGAACTTGCTGATGCATTTGAAGATGAAATGCCGCAAGAGGAAGAAGCACCACAAGACGAAATGGGTATGGAGCCAACAAGTGACATGACTCCCCCAGAGGAAGAAGTATGAGCTTAAAGAATGGCGATCTAGCAGGAACCATACTGCCGGAAGTTTCTATCGATGAGTTTGAGCCAAAAGCCGGGGGCGATCTTGAAGTTATAGTGGTAGCCTTTTATCTCACCGACGAAGCACCAGCAGCGGATCTTAACACATTCATCCAACGTGGGTTTATCGACACCCTGGATGTTGAAGTAAGTCCCAATACAGATGAAGAAGGGCGCTATCTCGTCTTTGTCGAAATGTCGAGAGATGATACTTTTCCTAATAAGTTTCAAGCGTTGCTTAAAGATATAGAAAATCTCACTGGAGATATGGATTGGAAAATTAAGACTTACTTTTCTGATGACAGGACCTTTGCGTTCAATGATCCAGAATTGTATAACTACATAATTATTGATCCAGAACAATATGTGCCAAAGGATAAATTCAAAATGAAAGAAATGACAGAAGGTATTGAGGAATTTTTTGCTGGATCCTTGGCTGCAGGCTTGACTATTGAGGGCAATGTTGTTACACTCACAGGTAACAGCAGAAAGATCGTCGCAGAAGTTGTGGATGTTGGCGATTACGATGTTGTGATTGGTAGAAACTTCTTAAGCGAATCAGCTTTTGGAGTGGGACAGAATCCGTTCGAGGCTAAAGTATTAATGAGCATCCTCGGTAACTGTCAGGTGCTACCTCTCGGAAAATACCTTTGCGTCAATAGGGACGACAGGGTAATGTTACTTAAAAATACACAAATTAATTACGGGAACTGATAACTTGGCAAAGATTAAAGATGACATGATTACCACGAAGGGCCGCGTTACTGATGCAGCACCTGGGGCTCGATTTAAAGTTAAACTTGAAAACGGGCATGTCTTAAATGCAGTTGTCAGCGGAAAGATTCGAAAGAATAACATCCAGATTATTATAGACGATCTGGTTGAAATCGAGATGAGCCCATACGATCTAACGCTTGGTCGGATTACATATCGATTCTAAAGAAAGAACTGAATGAGCAAACGGGATTATTACGAAATCCTTGGCCTTGCAAAAAACGCATCCGACGACGATATAAAAAAAGCATATCGTAAGCTCGCTAGTAAATATCATCCTGACAAAGTACAAGGTGATGCTGAGAAAGCAGCCGTTGAGGTAAAATTCAAAGAAGCCAAGGAGGCATATGAAATACTGAGCGACGCTGAGAAGCGTAACCAGTACGAT